ACAACGTCTGCCACTTCCCATATTCCAAGTTTGGCTGCGTATCGAAAAAACGCATCGTTATTATGAATTAGATCAGAGCCGTTCTGTCTAAAGTTTATAAGTAAAGCATCTATACAATGTCCGAGAATGTCTCTGATGTTAGGTCGTCTGCCAAGTGCCTGTGCAGTTTGTACCTGTTGTATAATATGAGTAGTAGGATCAGCGGGATTGGGTGCTAATGTCATTGTGAATGTTTCTCCCATGCCCAATCAATAATATTTCTGCATTCATATTCATTCAAGGTGCATCCATATTGGGCTAATGTTTTGAGTTGTACTTCTGGGTTAACAGACTGTCGTGTCCAATAACCCGCTAATTTTGTGACACAGTTATGTCTACCACCAAACTCATTGTCTGATCCTGAGACAGAAAGATTGTCTATGATCTTTTGCCAATCCGAGGCTGACTTAGATATGCCCATACCCTCGGTTATGTTATCGATCAATCTTTCATAGGGATCTAGGTTCTTTTCAATAAAGTTTTCAAAGTCTGACAGGTTGTAATCTTTCATTTGATCACACTTAATTGCATTGACTTTGTCTGTCTGTATTGGTGGGTTGTATTTAAAATTTATACTACCTGGAATTCTAAGTGTCGAAGCTGAGTGAGTAGGGGCGGGATCGCCACCAAACAAACTACATAATTTCTTCATTAGGTTTTCGCATTTTGAAATACCAACATGATCTTCTATAGGTTTAGCAAGTCTCCAATATAAATGTATGCCCCTTCCAGAATTAATACAAAAGGTTGGTCTTAAATATTTTTCTTCAAGCAATATTTTAGGGACAACACCTGTGTCTATGTCTATCCATAAATGATTGATGGCTACAACGTCTGCCTTTGTGCAAGTTCTACTTTCACCATCCATACTTGATTGCCTTAGATGCACACTACGTTGTTCCTTTTCCATGGTGTCAATACATACTAAAAGATCAGTTAAGTTATCTGATCTAAACATCTCTCGGCCTTTGTCCTGTGTTTCAAAACTTAAAACACCAGACGTTTTGTTTTTATAAATTACCTTCAGAAATTCTTCTATAAGTTCTCGTTTCATGAGTTTCCTCCTAGACGTGTGTCTATAATATATTATTGTCTGTCGTCTGACCATTAATATTTTTTTATAAACTTGTCAACTATGCCATAGTAAAAAAAATTCGTTTATGCGAGAAATATTATAGAGTGTCTCTCTTCCTCCCTTGGCACTCCTGTCAGTCTAAAAGATCCTCAGTATTTATTTACTGGGGATTTTTTATTTTATTATGATGTTGACACTAGACATGTTATAATATTATAAAGGTTGTATTGACAGATTAAAAACACACAAATGAACAGGGGGGATTTAATGCAAACCAAGATACACTTAGCTCTTGAACCTAATATGCGACTGCATATATCTGGTTCAAAAGATCCAAAGATCACTCAACTATTTAGTAAAATACCATTTTGTAATTTCCTGCTGCAAGAAAAAAAGTGGGCAGTTAAAATGGAACGTATGAGTAATGAACAATGTCTAACTGTCTATACTCATATAAGTAAAACCTTTTATGAAGACTTAAAGAACATAGGTCTCAGCATGGAAGTTAATCAATCTATGCTTAATCACATGAACCAATGTTCATTATATTATAAAGCAAAGAAATTAGAACTTAAAAAAAGAGTTACTAATGATTGGTCAGAGAGCCTCGATAAGTTTGGGGTTAAACCTTACGATCATCAAATAGATGCCGTTTGTCATTGGATAGATAATAATGGCAGATCATTGCTAGGTCATGAGATGGGTACGGGTAAAACTATCTCAGCAATCCTTTCCATTAATGCAATCAAAGCTAAGAGAGTTGTAATCTTCACACCCGCTAGTGTGATGTTGCAATGGGAAAAAGAAATTAAAAGATTATTACCTAAATATAAAATTTATATATACCCTGAACTTAAAGGAGTTGGAGATGACGGAAGAGAAATATTACTTGTATCATATGCAAGAGCCGAGCCTTACAAAAAGTCGCAAAGCAAAGCCACTTGGAAAGCTGAGTATATTATCTGTGACGAATGCCATTACATTAAGAACCCCAAGGCACAACGGACTAAAGCGATTGTACAATTGGCTAAAACTTCTGATTACTTCATAGGTTTATCAGGCACACCAATAATAAACAGACCCGTAGATTTATATTCCCCATTAAACATTATTGCACCAAGTGAATTTAATAATTGGTATCAGTTCACCAAGACTTATTGTAATGGGCATATGGGAAAATTTGGATATGTTGCAGACGGATTGTCTAGAAAAGTTGAATTACATTCTAAACTATCCCGTCATATGCACAGAGTTACAAAGGATGACTGTCTTGATCTGCCCCCTAAAGTGAGGTCGGTCATTCCTTGTAAAACCTTATTTAATGCGGATGATTATGAGACGTTCCAAGAGGCTTATGCTGAACTTGGTATACATAAATCTTCTGAGGCTTTGTCTTGGATCAAAGACTTCATGGAATCTAATGACGAGAAGTTAGTTGTCTTTACCCAACATGTGAAACCTGCTGAATTAATTTTTTATAACTTAGCAGTCGAGGGTAAGAAACATAAACAAGTTGATTTAATTACGGGGCAAACAAATCAACAAGACAGAAATGCTTACATCTCCCGTTTCTTAGATTCAAGGTCTGACAAGCGGATACTTATATTGACGTTAGGTGTTGGATCAACAGGCTTAAACTTACAAAAAGCTAACAATGTCTTAATGGTTGAAACAAGTTTTTCTCCTATGGAAATGCTTCAAGCTGAGGACAGAATACATAGAAATGGTCAGACTAAATCATGTTCTATTAATTACTTGGTTGCTCAGGACACTTTTGATGAGAAACTTTATAGCCTTTTAGAAAAGAAAATGAGCATGAGTAATGCCGTTGTTGATGGAGATTATAAGAATGACCTCAATGTTTTTGAGGAACTTAAAAAGGAGATTGCCAATGGGTAGTGCCTTACCATTATTACAGGAATCTGAAGTTATGATTTTTGATAGTCTTATAATAAATAACGATTTACCTGAACAAAAAATAATTATTAAAGGTTATGATATTAATGATCGTAGTACTTCAGGTAAACTTTTAGAGTGGTATTTTGATGCAAAGACAATACCTCTTTTAAGACTTCAGACTTTAATGTCTGGTGATCTTTTGTTTTGGAATGATGGGGAACTTACACCTGTACCATTTGATAAAGATGATAAAAAAATAGAAATCTTTAGAAAGGTTTTTAATAAATGATTTTAAATACAAAAGATTTAATATTAAATAACATTAGCAAGAACTCAGACAATAAAACTTGGGGTGGACACGACAGGAAGAAAACTGTTGGTGCCTCTGCCGTAGGTGGATGTCTTAGATCACTTGTTTATGACAAACATAATGCACCCGTAGACAAAGGTTTTGTTCAAGACTTAGGTGCGGCTGAACGTGGTAACATGGTTGAGGATTGGGCAGTACCATCTATACAACAAAGTCTGAAAGATAGTAAAATAGAATTAATATGGGCAACCGATGATGGTCAGAAAACATTAGTTGATATATTATATTATCAAAGTGCAACACCTGACGGATTGTTTATATCTCCCGATGTCTTTGAAGTAGAGGAAGAGGGTGGGTCAAAGCGATTTACTAAATGTTTATATAATGAATTGAAGTCTATTGATCCTAGAGCCTTTGACAATTTAAGAGAACCAAAGTTTCAACACAGAATGCAAGTTCAGCAAGGCATGGATTTAGTTAGAAGAACAACAGACTATTTTCCTACCCATGCAATTCTCACTTATATAAATGCAAGTTTTGTAAATCAAATAAAGTCTTGGGTTATTCCGTTTGATGAAAAGATTGCTACGGGTTTAAGAGCAAGATCATCTTCTGTATTTACTAAGTATTCCCTGGATAAATTACCAGAACCAGAAGGAAAATTAGAAGGCGGAAAGGAATGTAATTACTGTGCTTACAAGACATTATGTCTAGACACAGAAGTGTCTAGTATTCCAAGTGCTGAAGGCTCTAATTTTTCTGAGGCAATCACCAATAGATTACAAGAGAAAGTTTTAGCCAGACATAATCTTAATAATGAAGCCAAAACAAAAACGAGAGAGGTTAAACAATTAGAACAAGATATTAAAGAAATTCTTAAAGAAGCAGATAGTAAAAAGATTTCTGCTGATTGGGGATCGGTGTCTATGTATTCACAGAAAGCACCTATGAGGTACGACAAGGATAAATTTGATAAGGCGGGGTTGGATTATCGTGACTTCCAAACTCAAGGAGATTATTCGCCACGTCTTTCGATTACCTACCGTACTTAAAGTTGACAGACTGAAAAACACACAAACAAACGAAAGGAACATTCTATTATGAATGAAATCACAACCCCTACCTTCGATGTATCAAATATTGATGACATTGTAAACCAATTGTCTGCGGTAGCAGACGAACTAAGTGTTGGTGGTGTCCAATATATTAAATTTAAAAAGGGCGAATGGGTTATAGGTAAAGCCGAAGATACATTTGCTGATAATAAATTTGAGGCATTGGTAAACCTAGCTATGGTACAAAATGGTTGGGTCTGTTGGAAAGACGGACAACTTGTAGATGAGCAATGGAGTAATCTTGGTGATCCCAAGACCGACAAATCTAATCTACCTGATCATGGGCCTTATACACAACAGAATGATGGATGGTCTTACAACGTAAGATTTGAAATGCAAATTCAACCAACACTTGGAACTGAGAATCATATCCTCGCACAATTTACAGGCTCTTCAAAAGGAGCAATGAAAGCCGTGGGAGAAATGGTTAGAGAAGTTGTCCAACAAAAGAAGACAGGGCAATTTGAAAATCAAGTTCCAATAGTAATGTTTCATGCTGACAGTTATAAGCATAGCCAATATGGCAAAGTTTATATTCCAAAGTTGTCGGTTTCAAGATGGATGGATCAGGCAGATACTATTCCTGTTCAAGGTTCTAAACAAGAGCCTGAAACAAAGCCAAATCCAAACACAAACATTCCTTTAGAATAATGGATGATCTGAAATCAGTATTGGGTGGGGGCAAGGCTCCTACCCCATTCCATGATTTTATGTCTGGGGTGGAACTGAATTATATTACTGATGATGCAGGTGTTAAGAAGTTAACAAAGTATTATAAGAAATTATTAGAAAAAAATCACAGTTGGGATAACCCTCTACTCATTTCAGTAGATGTGGAGACAACCGCTGACGAAAGCCTTATTAAAACTTACGAAGATAAACAGAAAGAATTTGTTGATGTCTCTGAAAAATTTCATTCGTTTCCAATTTTATCCAAATGCACAGAGGATCAGAAGGAAACTCGCAAGGAAACCCAACAAGAGATGGCAATATGTAGATCAGACCTCAATGCCCAAGCAAAGCATGTCAAACGAGCAGGTCTCAACGTCTACACAGGACAAGTTAGATTGCTCCAACTCTACAACGGAGAAGAAGTCCACGTCATAGACAGATGGCATATATCAATACCCGTCTTCCGTGAGTTAGGAGACTTAGTTTTAAGCACAGATAAATGTATATGGTTAGCACACAATGCACAGTTTGATGTGAAGATGTTAACACAACATGGGATTACACCCGCACGACACCCTCATTGTACTTTGTTACAAGCACAAGCACTTATAAGTCTGACACAAATTAGAAAAGGTTTGGCCTATAGGTGTTCGGATGTCTTAGGTAAAGAACCTAGTAAGACACAACAAGCCTCTGATTGGTCTAGAGATCCTCTTGATGAAGAGCAAATTCGATATGCAGCGGGAGATGTTGTAGCCACATGGCAACTACATTTTAAGCAGATTGAACTTATCAGACAGAGTAAACGAATTCCTAGTGAACAATGTGAATGGATTTACGATTTATTAAGATCAAGTATCAGAGCCGTGAATGAAGTTATGGTCAATGGTATAGGCTTTGATAGACAGGCCCATACAGAGTTAGCTAACGATTTACAAACTAGAGATATAGAAGGCAGACATAAAGCACTTGAAATGTTTAAACTATATTCAAGTGAAGGGGCACCTTCAGTAGATAATCCCGCCTCAACAATACAAGTCGCTAATTGGATAAGGTTTCATTTAAATAAATATACTCCATTCACCACAGACAATTGGGTCAAGACAGACACAGGTCAGTTGAAGTGTGGCAAGATTGATTTATTAGAAAACATATCTCAACTACCAACTGAATATCATCCACCACTACTTGCTATTGCTGAGTGGGCAGATGCTAAGAAGAATAACTCTACTTTAGGCACAGACTTTAATAGGTTTATAAATCCAATGTCTGAAAGGATACATGCAAATTTTAGGATAGGTGGCACCGAGACAGGCAGGTTTAGTGTAACAGAACCTGCATTACAAACGATCAATGCAACTGAAGAGTTCAGACATCTATTTAAAAGTAAAGACCGCCATAGTCTGGTTGTCTGTGA